CCCTAACCCTAACCCTAACCCTAACCCTAACCCTAACCCTAACCCTAACCCTAACCCTAACCCTAACCCTAACCCTAACCCTAACCGTTTCAAGTGGTGTGAGATAGCCAGAGCTCCAGCAGCGGTCCTCTTTGCGGACGCCCAGCTCCTTCGACCCTCCCTTCTTGCCCTTCCTGCGTCTCAGCTGGCCCACCAAGAGCAGATTCTGCCATAGACGTCGCAGTCGTCACTGCGTCACGCGCATCGGCGATTGAGAAGGGCGTACCCGGAATTCGTACCACATTAGATACGACGTCGGTTGCAGCGTTTGCAAGCCCCTCCAGGGGCGTCCCACTGGTCAGCGCCTGTGCCAGATTCGGACCAGCGACAGCCCGCTTGACGCCCTGCACCGTCTCAGATAGTGCACCCTTGACATCCCCCGACGTCACTTTTTGAGCTACGTTGCCCAACGTATTTATCGGATTAAACACGACGCCCGCCACCTTACGGCCGATGTCTCCCACCACAGGGATCTTGCCTATCGTCGCGTCATAGGCCTTTGTGAAAAATCCCTTGACGTCGTCCCACCACCCACGCCCGAGCAACCGCCGGTAGCGCCGCCGCCGGCTCAGCTCCCAGTGGCTGGCTGCTGCGGTCACAGCGCGAAGTTGTTTTTTAGCAGCCTGCTTAGAGAGGGGAGCAGAGGAAAACGTCCGTCCTGTGACGGCGTTGCGTACGACAAAGCCGCCACCGCGGGGCACGATTGCGTATGGCATCGTAACGATGGACGACTACGGCAGAGACTTCGCAGTTGCGGGGACTAAGCGACGCGCAGCTCTCGCTCAAGATAAGCGCGTAGCCAGGTGGCTGTCTGACGTGGCTAGCGACAGCGATAGCGATAGTGGTGGCGAGGGAGAGAGCACGTCCGGAGACGATGTTTCCAGCGCGGAAGGCAGTATGCGAGGGGGAGGGGCTGGCGGAGAAGGCGACGCAATGGCCGCAATCGAGCGGCTGGCAGCGAAAGCAGGCCCACGTCGCCGGACAGCCGGCGACCCACTGGGACCGGCTCCAGCGGCGAGCGAACGCGAAGACGCTGGGATCGACTATACGGCGCCTCCGTGGGCAAAGTTTTTTAAGGACCAAGTTGCACTGCTTGGCAGCGACTGCGTCCTGCCCCTACTGATCGATTCCAAGCTTGGCGCTAGCCTTGCGGCACAAATGAGCGGCGCCCGCAGCCGCCCCACTCCTGCCGTCACAGCCGCGGCAGAGCACGCTGCTGCGGCCTTTCGCGCACTTAAGAGGATACCAACGCCGTCCGACGCCGTTGTGTATATGGGACCCTTTCTGGCAGGCCACCCCTCGCTCAAAGCACCCGCGCATGCAGGTGCAACCTGCACCATACCCACGCTGCGGGTCGGTGTCCTTGACGCCGCACGCGTGTCCCCCGCAAGAGACGTGTTTGCTTTTCAGCTGCCAGCAGGCAGCAGCGAGATGGCAGCTCTGTTTGCCTTTTCTGGCGATGAGGGGCCCGACGCGGAACCGTTCGTTATGCTGGCACCTGGTCGCTGGAGATGCACAACAATTAGCCACGCTCGCCTGCCCACCGCCCAGCGCTTCTTCCCATCCGAGACCTCAAGAGGCGCCGCTGCCGTCCTCACCGGCGAGCCAGACAGCGAAACCGACGGCAGTGAGGGCGGCGAAGAAGACGGGATGACAGCAGCCGACGCGTACGACCAAAAATACGCCAGATTCCCGACCACAATTTTTAAATACGTACCAGCGTAGCTAACAGCTTGGGACGCGGCGTGGTTCAAGATGGCGGTGCGCGGGATAATGCAGCGGTGGGAAAACACCACTTATGATACTACCTACAACCCGGGCACCATCGCGTACAACTACGCGCTGATACGGTCGTGTTGGACGCCAGCGTCCCACGCGGTCCGAATCACGCTTCACAACTTCACTGACCAGTTCGCCAACCCGTCGGGGCAGGCCGCCATCACGCTTGGCGGGGCGGCCACCGTTGCCGCTCCCCAGTACCTCCAGGTGGCGTACCAGCTCAAGAGCGGGGGGCTCAGTGGGCCGGGCCGGATCCTGGACAGCGTCACCTACCCGCCACTGCCGAGTAGCTGGACGGTGGTCGGAAACGTCGACGACGCCGGGGCCGTAGGCGCACCCGGTTACATAACTGTGACCAGGGTGGCACCAATCTTCCTGTGGTTACGGCTGCGCATTACGCGCGGGAACGCAGCAGCGCGGTGCAGCGATGCCGGCCAGACGCGGATAGGGTTTCAGATGACACCTGCATACGCTCCGCCGAACCCCCCGCCGCCGGCTGCCCTCGTACCAACCACGCTCGTGAACCTCCCGTACGTGGACCCTACTGTCGCAGCATTCCAAACGTACAATGAACGGTACGTACTCCTGACCACGTTCGTCCTTCTACCCGCGCGCCTAAACCCGTGGCTCCTCAGCGAGAACTTGCCGCTCCTGGTGGTCACCGCGGGCGTGCCCCCAGGCAGCTTCTTTGGTGGCATCGGGGGGGGCGGTACAGCCGGCACAATGGAGGTCTCCTACTCGGTCGCATTCGGCGAGTCTCTGTAGTCCTGGGCCCTCCCTGTGCTACCCCCACCCGTTTGAACTACGCAGCCACACCGTAATTTTTATTTAATATTTATGTTACTGCCTATGCCCCAACCCGCACGCGACAATGGCACGGAGCCGGCATCGGCGCCTACGGCGATGCTCGCATTGTGGGAGGTACCGCACCGTGGGTGCCGGGTGGCTTAACTGGGCGACAAAGGCGGCGTCGTGGGGGAAGCGCGGCATTGAACTCGGGTCGAAGGCCGCCGCCGCGTACAAGCGAGCAGCGCCAGCGATCCAGGCAGCGCGCGAGGCGTACAGCACCGCAGCTCCGCTGCTGACGTCTGCGCGCGAGGCATACCAGGATCTACGGTCGGGCAACGCGAAGGGCGCATACCAGCGGCTGGCGCCCACGGTCGCGGCAGCACGCACGGCGTACGACCGCGCGGCGCCTGCCGTCGCGGCGGCACGCGGGGCATACAACGACATCCGCGCCGAGTTCAGCCCGCGCGCAGCCGAGCCAGCCGCGCCGGTCGCTGCTGACAACCCAGAACCGGCCGTGTCGGGCAGCGGGCGTCGCCGTCGCACGCGCGGGTATGGCCTCTACCTGCGGTAGGCACGCCTACTCAGCCGTCACGTTGTACACGGTGCCACGAATTAAAATCCCACGGGTCTCCCCCCTACGCGGAAGCGCGGCAGTAGGCACAAGGGTGTTGATGGGGTCGCCAGCCAGGCGCACGTACACCACGTCGACCCGCCGCGGCACAGACGCAACCCGCACGGCACGCCCACCCACGCACTTGAATACAGCAAGCGGCTCTACCATTTTTTGTTTGTCGGCCCTAACGCTAGCGCCCGCGCAGGCGGTCAGCCATCAGTCCGGCGGGCGCGTGATATTTTGGCGCGTCCGCAGGCGGCGCGGTAGGAGCCGCGCCGCCGTACATCGCGCCGCCCCCGGCTACTGGCGCCGGCGCTCGAGGCACCGCACTCCAGCCGCGCATGCGCCCCGGCGCGTGCTGCGTGAGGGATAGCATGCCCGCGCCAACCACGCGCGCCAGCTCCGACCGGTCGATGTAGGGCGCGGTGGCAGCACCCACGATCTCGGCCTGCGTCAGCACGCCCATCACGCGCTCGCTCTCGCCCTCGCGCGTCACGAAGAACCCAGAGTTGTAAGGCATGACGACGACTTCCGGCGTAATCGCCGGCAGCGGATCGAGGGGGTTGAGCGGCTTGATGCTGCACGTGACGTAGAACTGCACGGTGATCTGGAAGCTCCACGCGCCATTCAGGCCAGGCGCCATGGCGTCGTCCAGGCCCCAGTCGGTCGGCCGCAACAGGAGCGACGAGCCAACCGTCTGCACGCGGTCGCCGGCAGAGATGGCCCAGCCGCGGAACATGTTCCAGTCCACGTCACGCAGCCCGTTCCGGCGCGACATGTGGAAGAGCTGCTCCTGCGTCGCGGAGGCGAGCAGGCCCGACCGGTTGTTGAAGGTGATGGACGCGCGGAAGATCGGGAACAGCCACTTGCCCTGCTCGAACGGGTCGCACTTGCCCTGGAACGAGTAGTCGTCCGACAGCGGCCGCACGGACACCGCGAGGAGGTCCGGGATCTGCTGGAACGTGATGACGTTGGAGGTGATGGTATGGAGGTAGCGCTCCGGGTGGAAGCTGAGGTTGTGGTAGTCGACGTCGGACAGCTGCGCCACGGACGCGGTACCCGAGAAGGGGTACCGCGGCACGTCGATGTATGGGATCACGGAGGCGGGCGCCTTAGGCAGCGACAGCGGGGCAGACAGGAACACCGCCTGGAGGGAGCTGTTTGTCTGCTCAAAGCCCGATGCCCACCCCACCGACCTGATGGTCGTGGAGGACACGCCAGGCAGTCCGTTGTAGCGCAGGAAGCGCGCGGCGCCCGGCGACCGCAGGTTGATCACCAGCGACGCCGTCTTGATGCCAGTGATTGCGGTGCCCTCCTCCATGACGTCGCTGAAGATGAGCGGCGACAGCCAGATGGGCTCCACAGACCGCACCTTTAGGTACACCGTGAAAGTGATAGACCCATTGATCGGCGCAATGTCTACCCGGTTGTGCGGCTGGCCCGAGTTGTCGTAGATCACATCGCCATCGATGTACCCGGGCGCCACCTCGCCGCCGGCGCTGGTCGTAAACCAGTAGGAGGCGTTGCCGGTATTGGGCACTGTAGACGAGTCCACCGTGGTTTCGTACCCTGCCACCAGCGACGACAGGGTGCCCAACGACTCACTGACGCGCGCGTAGCGGTCCATCTTGCACGGCGCCACGCGCAGGGAGTTGTTGGCCCACAGCGCACACATGCGCAGCTGCGTGTCCAGCGTGTCGTTCAGTTGCGTTGTTACCGTGCCGTTGTTGAACGTCGCCTGGATGGACGTTACGAGCTGGGTGTTGGGGAAGGGGGCGAGCGCCCACAGGCCGCCCGGCTCGAACAGGCGCTGCGACCCGGCGGGGATCACCAGCTCCGAGTTGTTCGTGAACGTGCACTCCACCTTGATGCCCGTCGTGTTGTCCCACAGCAGGTAGCGGTCCCAGAACACGTCCTGGAAGGGCGGCAAGATGGCAAAGGTGTGCGCGGAGGCGCTTGCCGTAAGCGCGTTAAAGATCTGTGGGTTCACGCTGAGCGCGCCCCGCTCGATCGCGTAGCGAGGCGCAGACTGCAGCATGCGCGAGTCATACACGACCAGCTTTTGCACCTTTGAAGCGATGGTCGCCATCTTAAACGGCGCACGTATGGAGAGGGAAGCTCGTATGCATATAATTTAATCTGCGGGAATTTACATCGCGCTCTTGTGAAAAAATGCAATCACGTAGGTGCACGACGCCTGCGGCGGCAGGCGGAGCGGGTAGACGTCGCCCGTCAGGCGGTCGATCCACGAAACCGTTATGTCCACCGCCAGCAGCGGCCCGCGCCGCATCTCTAGGTAGCGGTAGTTGGCGTCGGGCACGTAGGTAACTGTAGTGCGCGCGTCGGTGGCGGTGGTGCCCGCGGCCGTAAAGTCTACGACCGTGCGGTCAAAGGTGGTGGCGGCGGTAGTTGGCCCGACCGCCACGGACGACGTGCCCAGCGTGACGGGCGGCGCGCGCAGCTGCTCGTGTGCCGTGATAAAGGTTGACTGCACGCCGATGGCGCCCACCGGCGACCAGAAGGCATCGGTGGACACGTAGCCCTGCCGCAGGTGCCAGCGGGCCGCCGAGGGGGCCGCGCCGGCAGCCGCAACCAGTTCTGCACCACCCCACGACACTGTGACGTCGCGGCCCGCGTTCCCGGGGCGCACCACCTCAAACACGGCAGGCAGGCTGGAGAACAGGTTGAAGGCGTTTGTGTTGAAGGCGGCAGACCACTCCTCAGACCCGCCGGGCCCCGCGCGCCCGGCGCTAGTGCGGCGCGGCCCGTATCCGTACGCCGGCGCTGCTAGCGTAAAGAGTTTTGACGACGGGTCGTACGAGAGGGCGGGCGGCTCACCGGCCTGGAGCGGTGGGGCCGGCGCGCTGCCGCCGGCGGCCACCCACCAGGCGGCGAACTGCGCCTGGATGTCGGCAGCCGCTGTCGCAAACGCGGTATTGAACAGGCCCGCCACGTGGTCATACGAGTAGCCGTAGTAGTACGACGGCGCACTGCGCGCGTCCATGCCGGTCGGCCCCGGCGGGTGTGGCAGCGCGCCATCCGAGACGTCCTCCGGCACCCAGCGCACGAATTCCTGGCGCACGAACTCGGGGCTGGTGACTACGGCGGCGGGGTCGCTGTTTGGAAAGTTCGGGAACATAATCGTGGCTGCCGGCGCCGCGGTAGCATATGTTGCCACCTCGGCGCCCACCAGGCGCGCCATCGTTGGGTCGACGAACTGGATCGTCAGAATGTCAGTCCGCCCGGACGGCGGCGTGAACACGATGCGCTGCGTGCCGGGCGGCACGGTGAACATGCCGGGCCCAGAGGCAGGCCCCCATGGAGACGCCGGGTTCGCGAGCTGGAAGGCGTCAACCTCGGTCAGCAGCAGGGCACACAGGTGGGCAACATTGTTGGGGGCGGTCACCGGCAGCGTGCAGAGGGCCGGCGCCATGAGCGGCATGCCGTCCACAACACTGCGCGCGCCAATGTAGAAGGACCGTGCGGCGGGGGGGCCAGCAACCTCTACGAGCGCCGGCGCGCTCAGCAGGCCGCTCCATCGCGCCGTCAGCGTGACGCTGTAGATCGTTAGGTTGATGTCGGGCTGCGCCGGCGCAATGACCGGCCGGAAGGCGGGCAAGTACAGCGTGCCGTTCACATGCAGGCGTACAAAGGCAGCGAAGTAGCCCGCCGCGTCTTCGAGGAGCGGGACGCCGCGCGCGTCCGTGCTCTCACACACCGGGTCGTCGGCTACGCTGCCTTCCACGCCGCCGTTACTGATCTGCCCGCTGTAGTATAGGATGGACGCGGCGCCGGAGGGGGGCGCCGAGAGGCCGTCCAGCTCCCTCGGCCGCTTGGTGCCCGCCAGCCCGAGCATCCTGCCCCTGAATTATTTTGGCGGCGTGCCACGCAAGGACCGCAGCCACCCCTCAGTCAACAGCGTGACATACTCGTCAGGGGTCAGGCCGCCGCGCGTAATTTGACGCACGTGCGCGGCGTCGTCCACCTCCCGGTTCCGCGCTCGCACCACCAGGTGGCGGCCGCAGGTCGCGGTGGAGGCACCCAGCTTCTGCACCGAGTCGTCGGACGCCACCACGCGGCCGCCGCCTGCGCCAAAGTCCGCGATGAGGGGCGCCAGCAGCGAGCGGTCCTCGCCCAGTTCGGCGGCCTTGTCGGCGGCCAGCCAGCGCCGCTGCGCGTCCGGCAGCTTCCCGTACGGGTCGAAGTACAGCACGCTGCCGTCGGCGCGCTCGAACAGCCCAACCCAGTGCCCCTGCTTCACGCCCCCCGGCAGCTCGTCCGTCACAAACAGGATAGCCGCCGCTTTTTGCGGGTTCGCTAGCAGCGACTTGAGGGACCGCACGCGCGCCAGCTCGGGGTAGGTGGTGACGTGAAGGCCCGGCAGCAGCGTCGTCAAGTCCTCGCCGGACAGCGGCCGCGCCTCCTCCTTCTTTGCCTCTACGGCGGTT